GGTGTTCCTGTTACTGGGATATCGAATTCATTACTTTCAGCGTTGAATGAATTCAGAGTGAATGTGTTTTGATTAACGACCGTTATCCCGAATATACCACCATTTAAACTAGAGTAAGGGGTAGTTAAAGGGATTCCACTAATTCCAATCACAAAACTAGTTTGCATATTATGGTTAGGGCTTGTAATAGTAGCCCCTGATATATTGGAGATGAAAAGGCTAGGATCGTTGACCGTGAGTTGATCAAGCTTTTCAATAAAACCCTGTTGATTTCCTCCAACAATGACAGGATCTCCTGCATCGTCATCTAACCAAGTCTGCTCGTAATTGATCCATGGTTGGGAAATCTGAAGCCAATTAGGACTAGTTTGTAATTGAAACGTACCTAAAGCAGTCAGAGAATCATTGAATATTGCCCAAGAATCATTCTCGTAATTGTATAATAGTCGGGCAGTTGGGAAAATCCAATTTGTGTTACCAATATTTGGATAAAAAGCCACTAATGGAATCGTCCAATAGGCTAACCGATTGGGAAAATCTCTAATTCCCTGTACCCTAGAAACGCCATTGTTAATGGTATTGAATTGGAAGACAAAATCAGGGATCTTTATATCGATGCGTTCTGCTTTATAGCTATCGCATTCTAGTATTCCCTTATCTCCTACTGAGACCAACGACGTATCGAATTGGATAGCTGCGAATGTACTTTCCGCACCAAGTTCACTATTAACTCTTTCAATTTGAAAAGGGGCGATAGAACGACCTGTATAGCGAAGCTGCCAAGTAGAACGCTCACAATAAATAACCAGGTTATCTCGTACAAAACCAATCGATATAATGTCTTCACTAGTAGGGATATCAAGAAAACCTCCTTGTCCTCTTATGTCATCTCTCCATGAACCTACAGATGGGGGGCCTGCGGCAAATGGAATAAATGGGTTTCCGATAGTAGACCATCTGATTCTGTTTGGAAAATGTTGAGCACTTCCAGCTCCTGCTGCTGTTAAACCTTCATAAGTATTGAAGACAACCATGCGTCCGCGATAGGGAAGATTACAAAGCCAATTGTATAGGGAGTTGGTAGCATCAATTCGATTCCATGTTCCTGAATTAAAACTTACCCATGAAACACCATCAGTTATTCTTGGAGGATCTCCGCCTGCTGCTTCGCCTCCGCTTCCATTGGTCTCCCAAAACAACTTCGTTCCAACAGTTGTTCCACCACCAAATGTAGCTACATCACTGATCCAATAGTTGGTTGACCAAAAAAAATCAGTTCCAGCTACGCCAAGTCCTGCGGCATTCCATGTTGTTCCTGGGATAAACTCTTGAAACTGTCCTGTTGTGCCATTATAAATATATGCGTAGTCTTGATCGAAAAAGATGGTTTGATCCTGAGCGCTATTCTGTAGTTCCCTAGTTCTAATGCCCATAACAGGAAGCCCAGGGAAATATTGAACTGCTGTAAGTAGATTTGACCCTGCGATTGTCAAAACCCCAGTTGTTCGATTCAGAGTAGCTGTGCCAGGACCATTAGTTAAAAGAGTGACTGGGCTTGCTCCGCCTGGATCAGTAAAAGTATTTGATCCCACAGTAAAGGAAGCTATACCTGATTGGATAGGATGGGGATTTATCGTGACAGTTAGAGCACCAGCGCCATCTGTTGTTCCTATGTTTCTTTGAAGTCTTCCAAGAAGTTGAAATCCCTTTTTTCTTTTGATCCTTTCACGCCAGACATAAGCATTCTGTAAAACTGGATAGGCGTCATCAGGAAGCAAGAATTCCTCTCGTTGCTGCACTAAACCAGTCGAGTTACCTGTTATTTTTAAAGGTTGGTAACCAGCCATTAGAAACCTTGCCCCATCCCCCATCCAGTGCCGTATCCATAGCCTGTCTGAGTAGTGTTAAATAGAGTGATATTAGGTTGACCAATCTCTTCAATTGCTTGTCTCTCTAAAACAAGTGCTTCTTGTCTTTTAAACCCTTCTTCTAGATTTGCCACCCCTTCCATATCCTGGCGATCTCTAAGAATTTCTCTTGCGGCCCCATAAGCGATATATTGCGCCCATTGATTTAGCACTGGATTGTCTGTAGTGCTCATAAATTGAGCAGGTGTCTGATAAACCTCTATTTCGCATAGATATACATTATCTGGTACAGGTCGGATTGTGATCTCGTTATTCCAGAATAGGGCATTATAAGGACGTCCTACCTGGTAGGTGGATGCCCATATGTTTAATTGACTTCCTGCTTGTAGAGGGACGGGAATCAATAGATTAATCTGTGTGGTAACGTAATTGACGGTACCGCAATATTGAGGCGTTAGAGCTAGAGGTGGTGAAGGTACTGGTAAAGGAGAAAGAGGAGGAATTGCTGGATGTTGAACATTTAGAGCATCAAGATAGACATTATTTCCCACGTTATTTTGATTGATGAATAGGAGTTTTCCTGTGGTAGTGTTGGAGCCAATTCCGAAGGAATCAACAACTGCACCGCCATCATCAATAACTCGGATAGGGTTTCCATTAACATCAATACCTCCAATAACCAATTGAGTGCTTAAAATACCAAAATTAGGTTGAGGAAAAGGATTTTGATTATTACCAAACAGTGTGAACGAAAAGGTGTTATTAGATAACCAGGTTCCTCCGCTTACATATGCAGTAAACCCTGTGCTATCTATTCCGTTTAAAGTGAAGTTATTTTCATCAACTACTATGACGGTATAGCTATTCCCATTGAGCTGAGTCATTCCAACTACATTAGAAATGACTATAATAGATCCATTCTGAAGATTGTGATTTGGACTTGTTACTTGAGCTGGATTGGCTTGTGTAACATTAGTAATAGTGCCACTTAACCCTGCTCCTTGTTGAAATTGAGTAGGATATCGGGGATATAAGTTGAATAGTTGATCCCTATTCTTAAAAAAGTTTCCTTGAATTCCCTCGAAATAGACAGGCGCACGAAAACCCTGAAGATTATTTACATCTACAGGGTATCGATCCACATTAGGAATAGTCAGAAACTTATAAACTGACCTTTGTTGATCAATTTTGATCGCATAAGGAAAGTCATTATTATAGAATAAATTGACTGCCTGCTGGATATCAAAGCTAGTTAATGACGCCTCACTAGCTGAAGCTGTTAAACGACGTACCTTCTTTTCTATAAAAGTATACGTGGTATCTGCTTGGGCAACTGGTGATGACATATTCCCTCTTTGTTAGAATCCAACTGCAACAAATTTATGGAGCCATTCCCCTTCTTGGTCTTTATCCAATGGAGCTTCACTAGCTGTGACTGGATTGCCATCTAAGCTTACTAGGCCTTCACGTCTCTTCATGATTTTGTTTTTATCGTTAACTTCGTTGACTAATCCGAGAGGTACTTGATATACTTTGCCAGGAATGAAGTGCCAGATTTGAATAGGGTCACCAGCGTATCTGCAATACGGTTTAGTAAGCCTTTCATGTCTCCCCCTTGAGTTCATATATTCTGCTTTAACTAGGCGCGAATCGTCTTTCTTTTGCTTTTCTAATTCTTTTTTTTCATCAGGCTTCATATTTTTGAAGTCATCGAAAGGTACACTATTAGTCAAGGTGTTGATTAGACCATGAGTCTCTCCAGCAGCCGTTGCCATCATTAATTGTTTGCTCATATTAATTACCTATGTTGTTCAGTGATTGAAACGGCACCAAGTCCGTTGAATTGTCATATTCCAGGTTTCTCGATCCAAATGGTGAGAAACTAGCTGGAGCTTCCGATGTAGTTATCGGGATAGCAAAGGTGTCAAAAAGCGTGGAATCTATATTCAGCACGAATACTTCTCCTGTAAGAGCTAAAATAGTTCCTATTAAACCATTGGCTTGGTACATCCCATAGGTTCTAGGGACATAAAGCCTCACATTCATTCCCACCTTGTAAGTATTTACTCTAGGATTTGGAGCCGTATTGACCAAGCTAGCTGTAACTACCATAGGCATCGACTTGCTGATATCTAGTATCAGAAGTGAGTTAGGTATGGTGTTTACCCCTGGCAAATACTGATTTGGCATCCTTCGTCCTCATTAAACTGGATTTTTTAACGTTTTATGTTTAAAAAATCCTATTTACATAAAAGGATGGGGACAACTTATCCCCATCCTTATTGGTCACTAGCTAGGAATAGGAGAGTTTATAGTCCCCGTTTCCATCTTGTACGCTTGCCATACGATAATATCACTCGCTGAACCGCCTGGGCTTTGAGCGCCAGCAGGTAGGTACATATAAGGAATGAAGTTGCCCGAATGGAAAGGAACGTACTGGAAGTTATAACCAGTCTGAACCCCTGTAATCGGGTTGTATTGCGTGCTTTGACCAGCAGAAGACACAGTCGCAAACAGCTGAGCTGTTGGTGATGATGCGCTTGTTGGGAAAGCAAAAGTCGTAAAGCTTGTTGTATTCACATTGATAGTGAATGTGTAGTCAGTAACTGCTGTAATAACTGGTGGCACATTCTGTGGTAGGTAGAAATTAGTAAGTTGAACCATCCCGAAAGAACCTGGAATAGAAAACTCTACTTTTTGACCGACAACATAATTATGCTTTTCAGAAACAGTAACAACACCTTGAGTTGCCTTTGTGATTCCAGTTATATATAGGAATCTTGGCTCAACAGGCATCATTTTACCGATACGTCTTGCAACAACCGCAGTAGCAGCAGCAGCAAAACCTGAAGCATCCAATCCTAATAATGTAAATCCAGATCCAGAAACTGAAGATATAGTGAAAGCCATACCTGCAATTTGCAACATTCCAGTAGTACCATAAAGTTGAACAACATCCCCTTCGGAATAGGTGTTTGTCATGGTAACGACTGCTGGGTTGGCATTTGTAATTGCCGTACCAGTTACAGCTGCCTCAGGTTGAGGCTGAGTTTGTACATAAGTAAAACCATTTGAAGCTGTTGATGTTGAAAAGTTATCGATGTTAATGGCGCTAGTGCTGTTGGTTTTTTTCCAACGTAAGCCGTCATTAACAGCTGTTAAGCCACCACCGTACCATTCCCCTCTAACTACACGCCCAGTCGCCTGAGTTGTTGCCATTTGAGTAAGGTTAGTAGTCACAAAATAGTCAGCTCCACTTGGCAGAGGGATCGTTTGATTCACTGCTGTTGATGGCTGTGTAAAAGTACCTTGAGAAACAATAGTAAAAGGCATGATCTATATCTCCTTATGATGGTTGGAATGTTGTAACGTTCAAACCAGAGATCCAGTTTTGATTTGTAATCGCACGTGCGATCGCAAACTTGGCGTATAGCTGGCTGTTCTGAGCGACTGAAGAAACAACCCAAGGAGGACGATAGCCAATTACTGCGGTGTAGTTGTTCTGCTCGATTTTAGCGGCAGCTTCTAGACCGAACATTGGGATCGTATAGACTGTATTACCTCTCATAGAGATACCTGGTGTCTTCGCAGCTTTAGAAGAAACGAAGAAACGGAATCTAGAGATAGAGCAATACTCTTCTGGTCGGATACCTTCTTGTGTTGGGTATGCTGACTTAAGCAACACGCCTTGCACTTTTTGTAAGTCTGCAGCTAGGTTTGTGTTTGCAAGCGCAATAAACGCATCACGAACACCGCCTGTTGCGAACTTAAGAGTGGCTTCCAGGTTTGTAAGCATGGAGCGAGCATCATTGCCCAATAGGATGTTTTCGATGTTGTTCACATCGTTTAAGCTGATGTTACTTGGCTGATCGCCGTTCAAACCGCCTGTAGCATTGATGTAACTCACTGAAGATGAGAATAAGTCTCTCATCAATAAATCCTCTTTTTCACGAAGCCATTGGCCAAGTAAAGCAGTGAATTTTGTAAGTGTCTTGCTGTTTTCCCACAAAACGACTTGTTCGTTTGTGACGATAGATTTAGCGTAGATTTCCATTGTCGCATCAATATCTGTACGAACTGGAACTTCTGACGCTGGGTCGATACCTGAACCGTCCAATTGACCACCATCTGTGGT